GTCGAGCCTATCGTATCAGCAGCGTTCCGGCAGATGATGCGCGTTGCATCGCCGTATTCAAGTACGGACCGGATGGCATAGGTTGCATTGCCCGCCGTGCCCCCCGCAGGTGCCGCGCTTGACAGCGAGATATAGCACCGCCCGTTCGCACCGCCTGCCCGCGTGGTTACGCGAAGGTCAAAGCCGTTCTGTGCCGGATCACCAGCAAAAGAGGCGTCAGACGATGGCAGGAAGTACGGCAATGCGCGCCGACCTGTTCGCTTATCGTCAAGCGTGATTCCGCCGACCACCGTTGGCAGGGTTGTGCGGAAGTCCCATTCGCTCGCAGCCGCCGTGCCGCTCCATGTTGTGTTATCGCGCGAGTTTGGAAATACCGCCGTGGCCTCTGCGTCTGTCAGTTCCGAGTTCCAGACACGGACGCGGTAAATCTCGCCAATGCGGTTGATGATCGTGCCGTTGATATTGGCCGAGTTGACATAGACCGGACGCGCAACCCCGCCGCCGCCATTCACACGGTTGCCGTATGCCGCTTGGTTCAGGTCAATGTTGAACTCTTTGATCAGCTTGCCGTTAAGATAGACGCGCCATTTGCCCGAACCGTTGTGCGTCACAACGACATGGATAGGATCGCCCTGCCGGATCATGACGCCGGTATTCATGTTGTAGGTGTTGATCGTGTTGTTTGAACCGGTACGATCACGCGCAAGGTAACTTGTATGCATCACGCGCAAGACAGCGCCGCGCCATCCGTTATTGTCAGGATCAGTTGCCCAAAGGTAAATGCCGCCGTTCATAGAACCCGCCGCGCCTTGGTCAGCAGCTTGACCGAACATCAGGAGCGGGCTTGACCAGATAACGTGGTCTGTTCCCCCTGGCTTGCCGTAATATTCGTAAGAGCAAGCGCCTGAAACCGAGATCGTGTTGCTCAAAGTGGCAAGGCCATAGGTTTTGCCGACCTTGGCAGTGACCGGCTCAACATCTTCCGGCACAATAGCTGCGCCTGCATCATCCAGTGACAGCACGATGTAATCAACGCCGCTTGCATTGTAGGACGTTGGCAGCGTCAAAGAGCCACTGGACAGGCTTACAGGAGCCGCAGGAGCCGTTCCGTTGAAACCGTCACCGCTTTGCCCGTCGATCACGATTTGAGGCACTACAGCCCCGCCTGCGCTTGTCCTTGTAGCATCCAGAACAAACGCGACTTTGCCGTGACCTGTAAGAACGCGCGAACCTGCCCCGTTTCCGGTTATCCGTTCAACCTTCACACCCTCGCCATTGATGAACGACAGATATTCTATGCCTTCACCCAAAGCAGGAGGTGTGTTTTCGTTGACCCAAACCGAGTTTGAAAGCGTTACGCCGGCATCGCGTATCGCGATTGCGCCGGAGATAGGCCCTTCAGTAATTGCGCCGGTTGGATTGGCTGTTGCGCCGTCCGTTGCCCATATCGAGGAACGCGCACTATCGCGCTTGCCCATGACCAGCGCGCTACGGCGGGAAGTGAAGTCAAGCAAGCGACCGGCCAGCGCGTTACCGATGATCGACGTTTCCTCGACAGCATCGCCGCCGTTGACCCTGATAGCCGCGTACCGATAGACTTTAGCGCTTACCGAATAGGACGCTTCAACCGAAAACTTAGCTTCAAAGAACGGGAGCCACACAGGATCGGTAGCGTTCGGCCCGATGATGTGCGCCGATGGCGTTGCGTCCAAACGCTGCGACCGGCCATGCCATGCCGTGCGGTTTTTCCAATACGGCGCTTGGTCAGCCGCCCACACGTAAACGAGGTCAGGCACGAACGGGAGTGCGATTTCCTGCTTTGCGCCGGTGCCGGTGAATGTGCCGGTTGCAGTGCGCAGTGGTGCTACGGCGGGAGGAGGACCGCCACCGGAGCCTGCACGATAGGCCAACGAAAGCGACAGCGCGCTCGATAGGGACAGGCCAGCCATTACTTGCGCTCCAATTCATTTGCCCATGCGGCAATTCCGTTGACTGATGCTTTGCAGGAACCCCATGCAGACCGCAGACCAAGGATGTATTCCAGCGTCATCATGTCGCGTTGATCCTGCATTGACCGTGGCGGCAGATCAGGCGCGACGGGTTCATCCGCGCATGACAGCAAGGCGACAGGCGGTTTAGCGATTGCTGGTCTTTCTTGCCCGCAGGAAGCAAGGGTGACCGAAGTCACCCCCACCAAGATCGCGCGCCGGATCATGCGGCCAGCTTTTCACGCAGCAGATAGCCTTCCAATGCCCAGATCTTATTTCGGGCATTGTCGCGGGCAATCTTGCGGCCAATTTCACGGTCAAAGTTTTCGGGCGATGCCGCCGCGCTTTCGCCGGTCACGATATACCCGTTGCGCAATGAGAGCGCGCAAACGGTCATCGTTGTGCCGGGGAACACATGATACTGTTCCGCCACTATCGCGCTATCGATCAGGTCAGGCGTAAGGCGGGGAGCGTTCAAGCCTTTGCGCTGAATTTCAGCTTCAATCTGCGCTTCGTCCTTTGACATATCAATCTACCTTCAGTCTAGTTGCCACTGAACCCCGTGGCCGGGATCACTTCTTCAAAGCCCGCAAACCGTCGGCCAGCGGATCAGCAGACTTCGCCGCCGCCGTTCGTGCTTCGCTGTTCTTGGTTTCCACTACCGCCGCTTGTGTGGCCGCAACCTGCCCCGCCACATCGTCGGCAATGGCGTCTGCCTTAGCAACCGCCGCAGCGTCCTCTAGGCGCGCTTGTTCAACCTGACCGTTGACGTACACACGAAACGCGATGAACAGCGCTAGAATGGCTCCTAGGCCGATCAGGGCGCGATGGTAGCGGATGATGAACGGGATCATTGCGGAGTTTCCCCCTGCTTGACCAGCCTAGCGCCGCTTGCCGTGGCGAAGATCACAAAGCCCGCAATAAGCCCGAACGGCTCCCGATAGGCTTCCGGCAGCATTCCAGACAGCCGCTCCAATTCGCCGGGATAAGCCACGAAATACGCGCCGATCACACCAGCAACGCCAGCCAAGCGAATTGACCATGCTTTGCGGAAGTGGGTCGCCCAGTCTTCGATAAGCTTCATGGGTATGTCCTATGTGGAAGTTGCCAATGCGGACCGTCCTTAAAACTCCGCCAATCCCCACCCCACTCAATCGGCACACCGACATCAGCTGCCGCCTGTTTAATGATGGGCGCTAGCTTGTGATAAAGCGGCCAATCCCAAGAGACTTTGCCGCCGATCATCGGTGCAATATCGACAGCCCGCGATTTGCCGTCCTTGCCGGGAAGGTGCCGCGAGTTCATCGTTTTAGATGCACCCTTAGCGACAAGTTCCTTTTGCCGTGTCACAGTCCGCAACACTTCCAGAACGGTGAAGTCCACAGACGAGATTGCAGCCGCTCGAATGATGACGCGGGCTAGGTCAGGATGCGCGCCTTGCAGGCGTTCAAGAGACCGTTGCGATAGAGTAATGCTCACTTCCGTTCCCCTAGCCATGACGACACATCAAACCGTTCCGCCGCCTTGCGAACCGAAAAGATAATGCCCAGCGTTGCCGTTGATGCAATGCCAGACGCTACGCCAGGATGATTGCCGACGATGTTGATCATCGCCTCATAGCCGATAAAGCCACCCATGAATGTGACACATGCACCAACGATCACACGCCATCCTTGCGTTTTGGTGAAGTACACGTACCCGCCTGCCGCCGTAGCAGCGCCCGCCATTACTTGCGCTGTCTCATGCGAGAAATGATTGCCCGTGTCCATTCAGTGCGCTTCCGTGCGGTAGATTGCCACATCTCGAATATAGTGGCCCAGCCAAGGGTTAAGGCTATCAAGCCGATCAGCAATGCGTCGGCCCAAGTCATCCACGAAGCCCCCACCAATAAGAAGTTGCAGCAACGCGCCACAATTCAACAGGGCCGCATAGGTCGAATAATTGATATACGAGCCAGCGACATACGCAACGGACCACCAGATGTTAAGGCCAGCCATTGCAGCCACCAATCTATCACGCGGGCGGTCGTGCCATATCTTGACCGCAAAGATTGTCGCCAGATCGATCGATATAAAAGCGACAACCCTATCCGCGCCGTGCAATTCGGCATTGGCGACACCGCTTGCCACCATCGCGCCGGAAAGCACAAACAGGACAGGACGCACACCGGCCCTAGCGAAGCCACCTGCAAGCAATAGGAGGCTTGTGGTATAGATCGCAGCGGTAAGCATTAGCCGCCGTCCTTGGCAGCCCGTGCCGCCGATACGGTGCCATCATCAAGGCCAGCGTCATCAATGCAATCTGTCAGCAGTTCACACAATTCGGCATCAAGCGCGACGAGTTGCGCCGCGTAATGGTGCATCAGGCGCGTCAGTTTGGATTGCTTGTTACGAATGCGAACAATGCGCCGCGCCTTTTCGTTCCTATCCATCACTCAAAACCTCCGATTTAACCCGTTACCGGCCCCGGCCCGACCGTAGTCAGGAACGCACCGCTTGCCAACTGTCCGGCGATGTAATCAAACCCGCCGCCAAGATCGTAATTGCCAGCAACGTTGCCGCCAAACTGCGCACCCGTTGCGACAAACCCGCTATCGCCAACCGTCTTGATGCCGCGCAACGTATTGGCGAACGATGACAGGCCAGAGATATTGATTGCGCCGGTTTGTGCCGCAACCTTGTGGACGCCGTGGCCAGTGTGATCGCGCGTCAGCACCGTGCCGAAGATGCATCCAGCGTTGCCAGAGACGAACCGCAACCCGTCCTTGTTCGCCGTTGGTGTGGTCAGGTAGTTGCGCCCGAACAGGAATAGCTTGTCAGCAATGACAGATACGCAACTGGTAAAGACCATGCCGTGCCCGTCGCAAAGGCCGGCCGCCACATCGTCCATGATGATGCCGTTGCAGTTGGTGAAGCGCCAACCATCAGAGCCGCATGTGTCTGCACGGCTATTGCGGATCCGGACCGCTGCCAGATCGTTAAACACCCAGCCGATTTGATTGGGGTTCGTCGTTACACCCATCGTGCCAAGAACATCGCAGCGCTCGATGATCAAGCCACCTGCACCCGCTGGCAGTCCTGCACCGCTAAACGAAAACGCGGTGAAGTCCGATGCTGATACACCGACGTAATCGGTAATGACATGATCAAGTTCGATAAACGCAAAAGCGCGCGTGAAAGCCACGCCGGGACCGCGATGCGCCTTGGCCTGAATGTTCTTGAATTTCGATGTGGTGTGTACACCGTTTGACGTGCCGCTATCACTCAGAAGCAAGCGGCTATTGAACGTCACGATATTCTCGACATTCAAGCGGTCTTTGCCCGTCGTGCCGCAAACAATGGCGAACGTGCCCCCGCCTGACTTTGCCAGTTCCTCAACTTGCAGGTTCTTGACCCCGCAATCCGAACCGCTAATCGTGAATGTGGTATAGTTACCCGCATCCGCCACAATGGCAGCGCGACTGTCAGGGCCGATCAGCGTCACACCAGTCGGGATCGTCAACGCGCCGGTTTTCGCCCCCGTCGGGATAAGCACATCGCACCGGCCCCTTACAGCGCCTTCGTTGATGGCGTTCTGAATTGCCGTCGTGCTGGCTGATATGCCGGTTGCGTCAAAGCCCACGAAGTCGGCAGCAGACAGGATTTGCCGTGCTTTGCTTTGCACCGTGGCAGCAAGTGGAGCCGTGCCCGATTGCTGAAAGCCGATCAGGGATGCGCCGGATGTTGCTGCGAGCCTTGATGCAAACACCGATACCGGATCAGTCGAAAGCAATTCATTTACGAACGTTGTGCCGTTACGATCCTGCACCTTGATTGAATAGGACTGACTTGCCGTAAAGATGCCCGCCGTTGCGCCCTGATATGCCGGATAGCCGTCAAGCGTACGGATAGGTTGCGCCCAAGGCAAGGTTAGCGCCGCATCCCTGTATGCCGTTACAGGGACCGCCTGCGCATCCTGATTGGCAGCGCCGATATAGATATAACCGTTATTCCCGGCCTCAGGGAAGTACGGGAACGGATTTGATGCGGTTGGCATTAGTTTTGCTCCGTGGAGACGAGACGATTGACTTCTTTGCGAAGCCCACGGCTGCGAAGGCTGTTCATTAGGCCAGAAGAGACTTTCCCGGCAGGGATAGGCGCGCCTGAAAGCATGAACGTAACGAGTGTATCCATTCCATTAGTTATGGCGCTGGCAGTGTTTGACGAGTTGACCGACCCCGGCGGGGCAGTGAATAAGTCTTTTGAAACTTCACCCATCGTGCGCAACAGTTCAGCCGTTCTTTTGTCAAACACGAATTCAAGTTTCCCGCCTTTATCTAGATCAGCAATCACCTTTTCCAATTGCGACGGATACAGCACACGCTGGCCGCTTTCGTCAGTCTGCGAGCGATAGGCTTTGTTTTGGATATGCTCTAACGTTGCACCTTGCAGTTCACGCCAAGCGCGTTGACCACGAGGGCCAGCATCATCAAGCACGCTCTTAAGAGCCTTAATGTCATCCAGCGATGTTGAACCACTTGTGACGGCAGTTTCTACCACATTTTCAAGCGCCACTTGCCTGTCAGTTGTTCCCGGCTTCATGCCAACCAGTTTCTTGACCAGCGAGACGCGCTCAAACTTGTCGCCAACTTCCTTACGTGCTGCTCTTGCTGCTTTGTATACTTCGCCGCCGCTGTTTTCAGTCAAGCCATCGATCAGGCTTTTCAACTCAGACCCAACTCGCAAGTCGTTAGGATCATTTTGCTTGGCAATGCGGTTGACCTTTTTGCGCAGTTCCTCGGCTTCGTTCAAAGTGAGTGGGCGCTTCATTTTCAAAGTGCCTTTCTCAAGTGATCCAGTCGCCAATTCTCGCACGGCCAGTTCATCAGCAATGCCCTTGATGACAGGAGCCGCAGTCCGCTCTGCACGAAGGTTGTTAAGTTCGTCTGCCAGTCCACCCATATCAACGGGTTCAGCCAATTCGCCAGACTTTTCAGCACGCTTATAAAGGGCGTTGACTTTGTTGTTCATGCGCCTTGCCAGCGTCTTTAGTGCATCATCTACAACCATGCCTTGTTCGCGTCGGTTGCCCCATTCGCGCGAACCCGTCTGGTCAAGGAATGCGTCGAAGTTCTGGCGTAGCTTGTCTTGCTGCTCTTTTAGCAGTTCACGGATAGGTCCGCCGACTTCATTATTCTTTGCCAGATCGCGGGCACGTTGCTGCTCTTCAAACAAACGCGAGCGCTGGAAACGTGCCAGTTCAATAGGAACAGGCAATTCCTGCGCACGGGTTACGCGGATACCTTCGTCAGTTGTGCCCGCCGCCCCGCCACTTCGAAACGTTGTGGTAGTTGGCGTAAACGTATCGTCAGCCATGCCAACGGGAGGTATTGCACCACCATCCGGCATACCACCGCCGCCACCCGTAGGACCTGCAGGAGGTACGCCGCCATCAGGTGGAGTAGTGCCGCCATCGTTGCGGTTTAGGAAGTTACCGACACGCTGCAAAGTCGGCGATGTTGTGCGCTGCAAACCAGCACCAACCGCACGGCCACCTAGTGAACCCGCCGCGCCAAGCGCTATACTTTCGCCAATGTCACCGCCAGTGTTAGCCGCATACAATCCGCCGTATGCACCCTCGGTCAAAGCCTCACGCGCTACAGCGCCCGCAAAACCACCACCAGCGACACGTGCTGCAAGCTCAGGCGCTACCGCCCCTAGTGCTGCACTAGCACCTTTAGCCAAACCAGCCGTGCCAAGCATTGAGCCGGCGATATTACCCAACATTGCAGACTTTGGGTTAAGCTGCTCAAGTCCGGAGATTTGCTCGCCTGCAATAAGGGATGGAATTCCGACGCCAGTTGCGTTTAGGAAGCTAGTTACAGCCGTGCCCTCAGGCGTTATTGCCGCCTCGCCAATTGCTTGCGATAATGGATTGCGTTTACCAGTCTTTTGCGGGTTGAACGAAACAGCCTGCCCTTGCGCCCGCGCCTCTACAGCCGCTTGGAAATTGGCAATGTCATCAGGACTAATCTGTCCGCCAGCCGCTTGTGCAGCCGCTGCAAGGCCCTGTACGTCAGCACCATTGGCAAGCGCTTGATTAACAGCTTGGGCAATCGCCTTGTCTTGCTCAGTCGAGAAGTTCTCGCCAGCGGTCAGGGCTAGTTGTTGCCCTTCCGTTTCATCGGCAACACCCTTTTCTTTCCAAAGCTTTTCAATCTTTGAATTGTAAGGATCATCAACGCGCGTACCGATAACCGCAGTTGGGCTAACCCCGTAGCTTTCCGCAAGCCCTTCATAATCGCCACGGATGCGGTCATATGACTGGCGATAATTGTCAGTCAGGTTTTTCATTTCACGCAAGACACGCGCGCGGACTTCTGGACGGATCAATCCGCTTTCATCCATACCGAATTGTTTTTGAAGGTTCGCAACCTGTTTGCCGATAGCGCTATCGCCAGCCTGCACAATGTTAAATTCAGCCTCACGCACGACCGATGTAGGGTCAAGCATCTTCGCATAAGCAGTGATTAACGCCTGATCGCCCGTAGGCGTTGGTTGCGCGCCAAGTGCTGACGAAAATTGCCGCATGACGGTTTCATAGTTTACGCTTTCCGGAGCCTTGCGAAATTCATCACGAAGGTTCTTGGCGTAATCAAACTTTTCCTTGCGGCTATCCCGCGCTTCACCAGCGACACTAAGTCCCGTTGAAGTTTCCGCCCGCGCCTCTTTATCCGCTTCATACGGATCACGCGGAGCCGCAATGATGGGCTTGATTTGCGATACAGGGACGGTGCCTTGTGCGCTGTCAAACTGGTCAAATGGATTAGCCTGTGCCATCAGTTAACCTTTAGGCTCGATATGGACATGATCGCCCTCATTGATGACATCCATGTTCGGATTTAACCGGCGAAGTTGGGCAGCGTAAGCGCTCATAGACATACCTGGAGGCGGAACACTATCACGTGCGCGGCCTGACAGATGGTAGCTGTTTGGCTTGCCATTGACTGACGCATTCTTGGCAGGGCTGCGAAGTGTGGACGTAACGCGCTCACCGGGGATTCCCTTCGGAGCGAAAGCCACCGCTAGCATTACTGCTAGCGCCTCCCAAGATAGAGCCAGCGGAACCCGCGCCATACTTGGCTTCAAATGCACCTTTCAAGGAAGGGTCTTTCTTAAGCATATCAATCGCTGCTTGTGGGATGCGAACCTTCAAATTCGCATCAGACACACCCTTTTCGCCAGCCTTGATAGCCGCTTCAATATCGCGACGAAGCACGATGCCGACGCCGGGGACGGTGACGAACGGTTCTTCTTTCTCGACTTTGTAAAGCGTCTTGTACCGCTCCGGATCAAGCGTGAACACGGTACTCGCCAAGGCATCGCGCAAAGCATCGGGGTTGCTGTCAATCATGGACAGCCCGTATTCCAATTCCTTGGCTTCCTGTTCCGCGCCAATGGTATTCTTTGCCGCCGCGAGACGCGCTTGCACAACCTGCTTGGCCGCGTCCTTGTCGCCACGATCTAGTGCAGACAACGCGGAACTGTAGAACCCAAGTTGCGTTTGCTTCTTGGCATCATCCATAGGCGCAAATGCTTTTGTGATAGCTTCCGACTGCTCCGGAAACTCAAGCATAAACTCGCTCATGGTTTCCGGCGAACGGTCCGTGCGAAGGCGTTGTACCCACTGCGAATAACGTTGCTGGCGTGACTGTTGCTGCGCCAGTTGCGCTTGCTGTTGCTGTTGCACCGCGCGCTGTTGCTGCGCTTGCTGAAATGACTGCAAGAACGCCTGTCCCGGATCGGGGAAGTTGGTGCTAAAATCGTATGGGCCGACTGCCATTAGAACGCCCTCACCATACCCGGCGAACCCGCGCCAAGGCTTGCGTTTGCGCCTGCCATGATTTGATTGACGTTCGGCATTCCACCACCGCCAAACGCACCGCCACCAAACAGACCGCCCGCGATATTGCCGATGCTCCCCAACGCGCCGCCAATAGCGTTTGCACTGCCAATCGTACCAGCCGCGCGGGCTTGTCCGGTATTCTGTTGCAAGTTGCCGATGTTCTGCCCAGTTGTCACTGCTTGATTACCAGTCCCAGCCGCCGCATTCTGCCCTAGCGATGCAATGCCCATAAAGTTGGAAAGCTGTTGCTGGATTTGCTGATTTAGCATCGCTGGCCGGAATTGCGCCAAAGCACCTTGCACATTGCCACCGCGAAGGCCACCCGTTGCACTGGCGTTCTGCAGGATGCCTTGCTCACCTTGACGCACAAGGCTTTGGAACATTGGCGATTGCTCAAGGCCGGATATGGCTTGCTGTTGTGCAACGTTTCCGCCCAAGTCGAACGGTGCCAGATCGGCGCTAGGATCGTTCTGTTGCTGCCATTGCTGCGCAAACGATACAATATCTTGCCCCCCGCCGGGGACCATGATTTGCTGACCATTGAAGTCAAACGTGCGGCCTGCATTCTGTTGCGCCTCATATGCCTGCATCAACGCGGGGTTTTGCTGCGCGTATGCCATCCAGTTGGTTTGCGATGGTGCAGCGCCTGACAGGTTTAGCAATCCCTGCAAGCCAGCATTGCCGCCCTGCACATATGGCTTGAGCAACTGTTGCGCTAGATCGAACTGGCGACGTTGTTCCGCGATGGCCTGCGCATTGCCAGCCGCAGCTTGTTTTGCCGCATTGCTTGAAGCGCCGGAACCAATGGCAGCAGCGCCAACCGAACCAGCCAAACCAACGGCCCCAGCGATTAGTGCAGGTGGCATTACTTACTCCACTCGTAAATGTAGAATTGGCGTGGCAGATCATCCACCCAAAGCGTTTTGGTTTCGACGCGCTTGAACCCGCATATCGCAGCATGAATAGCCAGCGCGCGATTGACCACAGGAATGCGCGCCCACACCCTACCAGCGCCTAGCTTGCGCAAAGCCTCTTTGGTGGCTGCAATGCCCCAAGCGCCACGTCCTGCCTTTGTCAGCATGATATGGGCCTCATAGGTATCAGGCGCGCACCATTCAAACATCAAGCCGCCATACTCGCCAAACAGGTAAACGGCGGTCTCACGAATAGCGTTGGTGAAGTCGATAGGCCCGCCGATAGACGGTGCAATGTCAGGATGCGCTGCAAACCAGTTGATCAGGTCCGCGCGATATGTGCGGTCAAGTAGATCACCTTCAAAGGTAAACCGGCTTTCCGCAATGTCCTGATTTGCCACCAAGTACCGAACCCCTAACAGGTGGCCTACTGGCTGGCCGCGATACTCAGTGGCGACACTGTAACACGCGCCAAGAGGTTAAACAACCCTATAGGTAAACGAGAAATGAAACGCGCGGCTAGTCGTGTCAGCCGAAACATAGTTAAATTCTGCGCGGTCGTTCGTTGCATCGGCATAGATAGGGCCAGCCGAGTTAGCGCCAATAGGGGCACCCGTTCCCCCGCATTGAAAGTCATTGGCGAACGATGATGCAACAGGCAGGCTAATGCCGATCGATGTGCTTGTGAGCAATGCTGTTGCCTGAATTGTAATCTTGCCGGAAACCGTCACGACATCACCAACACGCATATATTGACAAACTGAAGCGCTAGACGAGGCCACATTAGCGACACTTGTTAGCGTTGGCGTGTAAGTCCCGCTTGCAAGGGCGGGAATTGTATTCCCAGCCGCCGCCGTAAGCCTTCCTTGTGCGTCAACAGTGAATGACGGAACGGACGTTGCAGAACCGTAAGGGCCTGGAGTGACCGCCGTATTGGCAAGGTTAAGCGTCCGGCTTGAATTGATCGTGCCGCCGCCAGTCAGGCCAGTGCCGGCTGATATTGCGACGGTTGTATGATCAACATTGCGCGGGCTGGATGTGTCAAGCAATACAGTATCGGCGGCAACACTAATCCCTGCGCCTGCACCTACGTTAAACGTTCTGTCAGCGGACAGCGTGCCGCCGCCGGTCAAGCCATCGCCTGCAATCAGGTTGCGGTTTTCCAGCGCGTCAATGGCAGCTTGTATCGTGATAAAATCAATCAGCAGGTCGTTCAACTTCTGGAACGTCTGCTCGAATTGCTTGATAGCTTTCGGATCATTGCCGACAAACGCCGCAATCTGGCTACGTGTCAGGCTAATCTTTTCTACCACACCAAAGGCTCCAGCGCGGCCTCTAGCCGTGCGAAAGACATATGCGCGTCAGAAGTGCCCTGAAAGCGCTGTATGCGCCTGTCACGCATGTGGCCTTGACGAAGCCACACCAACCGCTTGGATGTAGCGCCTTGCACCCCTGCATTGACTGTACGCGGTATTGACCACGAACGCCCGTCAATCGAATACGAAGTCGAGATAACCGGATCAACGCCAAGCGCGACGGAACCCGTCAGTCCGAACAACTCCAGCCGGTTAAACAATGCCCCCGCGCCTTCGTTATAGACGATCATCGCGCCAAATTCCCAACGCACCTTTTCACCGTAGTGCGTCGATATTGCCCTCGTCAAAGAGCCTAACCTTGCCGATTGCGGATCAGCGCAAAGCCATTGGTTAAACGCATAGACAAAATGCCGTGCACGGTACTGCGCAAAGCCTTCCAGCGTCGTTACAAGCGTAAACCAGATAGGCTGTTGCAACGTGGCACTAGCACCAGCATCGTAAACCAACGTCCGGTCAGGAAGGTGCATGTACAGGAAGTTGTGCGCACCCTCATTGCGGGCCTCAAGGATAACCTCGGACAGTTGCGCCTCGGTGTAAGCCTCTAGCAGCGTATCGACTTCATGGGTGCTTATCTTCGTCGCGTTACCGTTCGCACCGATGTAAACAGAAGGCTGTTCATTGAAGCCGCTACCCAAGAACGCGATAGCCTCGACATAGACGCAACACGCATCCTTGCCGATGCAACCCTTTTCGATTTGCGCGCCTTCAATCCGTTGGAACGGGAATAGATCGCCGCCGATGTTGTCAAAAAACTCTATCGTATGCCGGTTAAGCGCCGCCACTTCATTGCGCAGTTTCAGAATGGCGATAACCGGATCGGGATCGGCTTCGGATGAACCGTACTTAAGCGGGTTAACGCTCAACGGATCACCCAACTCTGTCACCACAAGAAACGTGCCGTCCGTGGTCATGAAATAGCCGTCAACCCATAGCACATCGTCAACCGTGCCTAGATCGGGGTCAACGTTCTGGCGAAGTCCTGCCGTTGGATTGTAAAGCCACAAGTCGCCATTGGACGCGATAGCCAGATCATCAAAGCCGTAATCAAGCGTTACCGGCTGGCCATCATTGCCGACCGAGCCAATGACAGTTTCAACACCGCTTGCGGAAACGGTGCAAAGATTGCCGCCGTTGACCACATAGAGAACGCCGTTCCATACTATCGTGCCACGGCAGATGTTAGACGACACCGCAAATGGTGTAATACCATCGGCTGGCCTCATATACCCTTGCGAGACTCCGCTATCCTTTGGCACTGCAATGCGATTAACCGGCAGCGACGTGCGCAATGCCGGATCACCATCCGCGTAGATACCCGAAAGGATGCCGATTTGCATTAGTGCGTGTTGCCGGGCGTCACGATCAGGTTGCCATCCGCCGCCGTGGCAATCGTGCGGATCAAGTTCAGGTTGCGCCCAACCTCAATCACGACTTGAGCATTTGGCAGGATCGGCAATCCATTGCTGGTCGTGGGCGCGGTGCCAGTTGGAACAGTTGCCTCACTGTCAAAGGTTGTCAGCATGACATGCACCCTTGCCGTCGCGCTGGTATTGGTCAGCACCACCGTGTCGCAATTCTTGGGCAGCACAAGCGCCGCCGTTGCGCTAGTCGCATTGGTGATGTTCGTGGTCGAACCCCATGCAGGATTAAACGTGCCCTTCATTAGCCTACCTTCCATGCGGAACCGTCCGAAAACACCGGAACGGCATTTGCGCCACCGCCGGAAAGCGAGGCATTAAACGTTGTAGACGATGCGTCCGACACAAAAGCCCTTGCGCCGCGACCAGCCGTGGCAGCGCTTGGCAAGTTGGCGACCGTGGTTGCAGTCGTGGCAATGTAAGACGAAGCCCGCAACGATGTGAATGCCGTGCTTAGGAACGTCACAAGCGTGGTCAGACTAAACTTGCGCGCATCACCCTGCGATGACGACCAAAGCGGCACTTGATCGCTTGCCGTTACCGCGTCCACTGCTGAAAGCTGGTTAATCGTCGCCATTATTCAAACTCCAGTAGGCTATCAGAGCCAGCCGCAAGCCTGTCACGCGGATCGGGCAGATAGTTGCCATCATAACGCCAAGGCTTGTTTCCTGCCCCAGCTGGCATGACAGGCAATTGCATTTCAGCCGGTTGCGCGTGAAGGTTCAGAAGCGCGTTAAACGCCCGCTTTGCACCCGTCATAGTGGCAGGCATCACGTTCTTGCCGTAGCTTGGCGCAATACGGATTGCGAGGTTAAGCGTGACAGCCTCCCATGCGCTATCAGGCACGGCGGTTTCATCCGTCAATTGCCCCGTAGCAGGGCCGCTAGGGATGGGATAGCCGATGCGAATGCCACGTGCATTCCACTCAGCCATCATACCATCCAAGCGCCGCATTGCGCCGGTCAATTCCTCAGCCGTCGCATCATAAGCGTAAGACGCGAGGCCAATCTCCTCGAACGCCCCGTTAATGAAGTCGCGACGGGCATATCCCATTAGATCGCCCCTGCAATGCGTTGTGCCAGCACTGTGTCACTTGTCCGCGCATTGAAGCCGATGCCAAGTTCTTTGGCCTTCTGTTCCAGTTCGTCGCGGGTGGCAGGCGATACATCATCAATAGCCTCTTGAGCCTCGATAACTTCCTTAAGCACCGACTTCGCGGCAATGGCAGAGATCGCTTCCGGCAACGTCAATCGCCAGCCAGCCTTAATCGCAACGTCCAGTGCATCGGCATCGTCAACGCCCTTGTAGTCGTACGTTGCACCACCGCCTGCACGATGAAGGCCGGGCGACTTGTAGACGATTGTTGGAAGGTCTGGCATTGTCGTTCCTCTTTAAAATGGGGCGGTGAAAGAGGATAACACCGCCCCATCCCATCCTAGCGGATGTTACGGTTGTCCAAACAGGATCACGCCGTTCATCTGCGGATTGGTGTTAACCACCCCGTAGAGAACGTCGAGAGTGTAAAGGCTGGTGAAGGTCGAGTTATCGAACTTCTTGCCCATGACAACCTCAAGACCCTGATCGGTCGTGCCACGCATGATGTCCACGCCCTGACCATCTGGAACCGCATAGCGTCCGGGCAGCAGTTCAATGCTGTCCTTATGCCAGAACGGGTTTGCACCAGTGGCGTTGTCGTTCAGCCAGTTCACCGCAGCTGTTGCCGAAGTGGAAGCGACGTTGATGTTCTTGTATGCCGTTTCCGCAGCCGTTGGTGACGAGTTCGCGCCAATCATCGGAGGTGAAATGACAGCCACAGTGCCAGAGGTGACCGAGATAACGCGGAACGTCTTGAGTTGCCCCGTGCTTTCCTTGGTAATCTGATGCACCGCTTCAATACCTGCGATGGTGAAGCAGTCGCCCGCAACCATGCCGGTTGTCGAAGAGAACGTGACCGACTGATAGCGGTTGTCGACGTTGTTACCGTTGGCGTCCACGTTGTCAGGAACGTAACGAACCTGCGCACCGTTGGTCGCAACAGTGATCGAACCACCTGCAGCAGCCGCAGCGATACGCTTGCCAGCGTCGATCTTGTACGTTTCAAAACCGGCAATCATGCCAACGAACGAACGTTCGTAAGCGCTGATGGTCTTGTTCGCCACAAGGTTCTGACGCGAAGCCAGGTTGCCCGCAAGGCCGTTGTAGTCTCGCGTGGTAAGCGCAAGATAGCGGTCGCCTTCGGGAATGCCCTGTTCGTTCATCACGCTTTCAGCCAGCGCGACGTCATCATAATCGCCAGCCGCGCCAGTGATCGGGACAACGAGCGTGCCTTCAAGCGAAGCAACGTCACGGACCTTCGTGTTGATGTCCGATGCAAGGCGCTGGTATGCAGCAGTGCCAAGACGGCCTTCCTGCAAAGCATCACGCAGTTCAAGCGCGTTCATGTTCCAAGATACGTTCTTGTACTGGTTCAGGCGCGACGGGACGGAAAGCTGGGTCACATCCTGCGGGGTTACAGCCGAGCCGACGGTGCGGTTCTGGCTGTTCAGAATGTACGGCATTGGACGCCAGATGGTGTCGTTTGCACGTTCCATGAGTTCGCCGTTGGTGCCGAACTTGGCAACATTGCGCGAGATAACCATTGCGTCGTTAAAGCCTTCGAGAATGCTCTCAAAAGCGACGCGCTCTTCCTTACTGAAGTTGTTAGCCATGATTGGCCTCCATGATAGTGAGCGATGAAATGGGCTATGCCCGGTTCAGAACTCGCCTATTCAGGTCTGGCGGCTACCTATGGACTGCGCATTTAAAGCCGCGCGAAGGCTTGTGGGCGATGGTTTAACACGCATCGCCCGGTTGTGCAAGCTAGGCTCGCATCGACCGCTTGTAAGCCATGACCTTGGAGTAATCGCCGGTCTTTGCCGCATCTTCGCGCAACCGTTCCAGCGTGTTGTCCGTGCTAGCAACGCCTGTACCAGTGGGGACCGAGACAGTCTTTTCCGGCGATGTAGCAGGCTTACGGCTGGTTTTCACATTCATCTCCACACGGACAGCTTCCGCCACGAACTCGGCATAGTCCTTAATCGCAGCAAGTTCAGTCGCCTTCTTGGGGTTCTTGCCCAACGCATAGACCAGCGTAGGCGCATCCTTGGCGACCTTGATCAACAAGCCCTGTTGCGTCACATCGAAAGTGTCTTGGACAAGCGCCTCTGCCTCCTCAAAGTCTGGAAACGGAACCTTGGATTTGGCCTCAGTGTACGTCTGGACTTTGGCCTGCCAAGACTGTTGCGCTTGTTCTTGTTCTCGTTGGGCCACTTGTTCGCGCTGTTCATGGAGTTGCTTGTCTTTGTACCAGCCCTCAAGCGCCGCCTCGAAAGCATCCGTATCGTAATCGAAGTCGTCCAGCTTTGGCTTGGCAGGAAGGGCCACAACTTCGGCTGGCTTGTTCAGTTGCGCCTCAAGTTCCTTGATACGCTTCTGATTTTCACGATCACGCTTGCGCAGATCACGCACCCACTCCGGCGCTTGCTCCGGTTCAGCTTCCGGCTCCTCGTCGCCAATCTGGACGACTAGCGCGCCTTCCTCGACGGGTTCAGCTTCCGCTATAGGTTCAAGCGCCTCGGTTTCCGGCGTCTCGATTACATCATTTTCATCCATGCGCGTAACTCCTCTTTAAGCGCCTTGTTGACCCATTGCCGTGCCCAAGCCCGACATAATCTCGACAGTCTCAGCCCGCGTCTTGGCAGCGTCGGCAATCGACTTCTCAGTGTCAGCCACCGCCTTTTCAGTCAGCGCGGCTTCCTTGCCTGCCATAGCCATAGCCAATTGATCACCTGCGGCTGGAGGGGCTTCCTGTTCAGCCTGCGCAGCCATTGCAGCGCGCTCTTCCTCATTGGGTTCTATCACACCCATGCCGACCAGTTGCTTGCGGTAGAACTTGTTAACGTCGCCAAGCCCCTCGCCTTCCGCATTCATCATGATCAGGCTTTGAATAACCTTTGCGTCCGATGGGTCGCTAGTCATTTGCAACAAGCCCGTAAGCATCCGCACAAGCGCATCGCGGCGGCTGGTGAACGATGGGCCTACATCCACCGCAACGTCAAAGTCCGCCTTGCTCAGGTCGTTCTTAACCGTCTCTTTGCCGTCATCATCCAAAACAGGCACGGCAAGTTTGACCGTTGAAACATCGCCCTGCTCGCCGATGGACTTCATCGAACGATCATCCTCGACGTAAATATCCTTAGCCATTGAAAGCCATATCTCACCACAGCGCCGCATGGCTTTGGCAAAGTTGGACATGAAGATGTAGGACTGCATATCCAAGCGTTGCTGGATCATCTCGACGGCTTTACCGGAGATGTTTGACACAACTTCCTCAGCACCTTGGTTCATGCCGAGCAGTTCGTTTATGTCTTGGCCTGACTGCGCAATCAATGCAGCAAGAGCCTGCGGAACCGTTGGCGGCTCAACGTAAGACACCGGCCCCATAGGTTGGGCAGAACCGTCAACGCCTTCAATTGAGTTAACGCGCAAGAACGGATAGTTCTTTAGGTTCGCATCGGCCCATTCTTGCTGCAAGCCTGCCACCTGTTCAGACAGGAATATAGGCTTGCGCATTGGCGACATTGCCGCAATCTCTGCCAACATGCTAATCATCATGTTGTAGATGCGTTGCGGGTCTTTCGCCAAACGGACAGCGCCCATGCAGCGTTCGATGTTATCGACAAACCACCGCTTGCCGTAGACTGGTACGATCGGGATGTTCTTGCCAGCGATGTAACCGCAGTCCTCAAGGATACGCGCGCCGCACATGATATACTTGCGGACCTTGCGGCGCTTGACCTTGCGGACCTTGACCTCGATCACCCCCTTCCCGTCTAAATCAGACAGCGCGGCCTCGATTGCCGAACCTTCATCTTCAACGAGCGCTTCGCCCATTTCGTGCAAGTCGTCATCGGTGTACTTTAAGGAATTACCCTCAGCATCAACGAACGTGCGGACAGTCTCACGCACTTCCTCGATACGGTAATACTCAGCCAGGTACGTTACATCCGGCGTGTTCCAGTCAAAGTACGTCGTGTTAACGTCCTTGGGCCACGTTGCCGGATCGTCCTTATACTCAGCTTTGAACGCATCGCGCGTCATGCTGTAAACGACAAAAGCGTGTTTGGCGTCGGACTTGTCTTGCCGCTTGGCGTTTACATCGAAGTAGACGGACGTATCAGCGTCATAGATCGGCTCAATCCGGATGCGCTGCTTTTCGTTTTCGTCGTCGTATTCGTCCTCGTAACAGGTGCGCAGACGAAACCCGCCAAATCCACCGCCCGCCGCTTCCTCGAATGCGTTGTCGTAAGCTTCCTCGGCGCAACTGTCCTGTTCATCGGCGCGGTAGAGGCCATCGCAAACATCGGCTAGTCCGTCCTCGCTGCCGTCCTTGGCCACGAAGTCCACGGTAATGCGATTGTTGCGGTACTCATTGATGATCCGCATTACACCAAGGTGGACTTTGTTGTTTTCCAGCTTGGGGCGGTTCTCGAATTGCTCACCAAGCGGGCCTTCCCATTGCGAACCTGCAATGCTGTAGAAGCGGCGGTCCTCGACACACTGGCGACGTTCATCGCGGTTTGCTGATTGCGTGGCGTCGAATTGCGCCTTCGCCTCTGTCAGTACAGCTTGTTCGCGTTCGGTCTTGGAAATTCGCGCCATCAGTAAACCCCGGACAGTTGCGGGCTTGTAGCACGTTGGCAAAGGGTGAGCAAGGTCACCACCTTGACGATGTGGGAAGGGGGGCGGCGTCTGCCCGCTCAATGCGTGGCTTGACATGACCTAGCATCACTTCCGTCAATCCCCATACCATCGCGTCAACACGATCGGGCGAGCCTTCACCGGCATAACCGCTCATTGTCATCAACGTCATTTGATCCTCAAGGTCCGCCAATCCCCGCACATGAGAGACGCGCCCTTGCTCGTACAGCGCGGCGATAGGCTCTGCCCGCGCTGTCTTGCCACGGCTTGCGGTAACTTCCTTGTAAGCCACCGTGGCGTCTGCCGTGCGGATAACGCTCTTGACCATCGCACCGCCAAAGTTGCGCTCTGCTACCAGCCTGTCGGCCCCCCAGCGATGATATGCCTCGCAAGCGCGCCTTGCCCACCCATCCGGCGATAGTTTGCACGTCAAGTCCTCAAGGACGTAACCGCGCCCATCAACGCCACGGCCTATCACGACAATGCCAACGCTATCCCCATCATCACTTGCACCGTCCGTTCCCGAAGGATCGACCGCGATAACCACACGGGACATTTCAGGCGTGTTGTCGGTTATTGCGCTTTCAAGCATTGCGCGCGTCCACAATGCGCCTGGAACATCGTCCAGTATCTCACCGTCTAGTTCCTGTCTACCTAGTCTTGTACCAGCGTACTTGGACACCACGGCGTCAATGAATGCCGTTGCAAGATTGTCTTTGTTGTCCATTGTTGAACCGCGCGTGATAATCGTTGACGGGTTCGCCATGATCTCACGCAAGACGGGGATGGGGCGAGGCGTCGTCGTTGCCAGAACGCGGGGATCATCACCACTGCGCATGGTGAATTGCAGCATATCCCATAACTCGCGGGCGTAGCGATATTTCGCCAATTCATCTACCCAAGCTGTATCAAATTCAGGCCCGCGCAACTGGTCAGGCTCTGTCCCGTTGTAGCCTAAAGCCTCTGCACCGTTCGGCCAGATTAAGCGCACCGGCTTGTAGCGAACCTTGGGCATCATGTGTGGCGGGCTGATTTTCAGCAACCGCGCAACCATGACTTCCTCCAAGTCCTTTTGCGTCTCTGCGATTAGAGCAATTGACCTAGCGCCGTTTTCGACACGATCACGCACCCATTGCGCGCCTGCCTCTGTCTTGCCGAAGCCACGGCCTGCAAGGATTAGCCATGTGCGCCAATCGCCTTCGGGGGGTAATTGATTAGGCCGTGCCCAGAACGGCCAATGCCACCGGAGTTGCGCTTTGACAGCATCCGGCAGCGCGTCAATCTTGGCTTGACGTTCCTGCTCGGGAAGCGAGGCCAGCAATTGCGCCGGTGAAAGATTGGGCGTCATTCTTGACCTGCTCCAGTTGGATTGCCGCGCCGTCTTTACCGGACATCTCGACTTGCTGCGGGATAATCTTGCCTAGCAACGTCATGTAAGCGACCGGCTGTTCAATCGCCATTTGCGCAAGGTACTTAGCACCACCGACTTGGATAAATGAAACTTCGATAGCTTCCTTGATCGTCTTGGTGATCTTGTTCACCGAACCTTTTTTGCGCCCCTTGCCAGCAGCAGGTGGGCGGCGCTTTCCACTAGCGGTCACTTGTTTAGTGCTATCAGTCACGCCACACATACCAAGCAAAAGCGCCACCAATCAGGACGGGTGGGTAGGCGATGACAAATGCCAGCACCACTAGGAGTGAAAGGAAAGCTACGACGTGGGTCATTGTCATAACTTACCCCTTCCAGCATGATTGAGCAAGAGCGCGCATGACGTAACTAAGCGGCCCTGATGCCTTTACGTATTCTTTCCCGCTAAGCAATGGCAGGTACAGCCTGAACGCCAATCCATGCGACCGGCAATGACGTTGTTCAAGCCTTGGTGCTTTTCTTGCGTTTAACAAAGATTGAACGCTGGTCATGTTAACCCCTTCCCGTCGTTGTTTGCAAGTGGGGCCAGCCATGCGGGGGATAGCTGGCCCCTTTAACCTAGCCGGGAGCGACTGGGTTAAATCGTTATCCCCGCATCCCGCAGCATGAACCGCATTGCGACTTGTGCGGGTCCTGGAACGGTTGTGCCGTCCTTTTCCCAGCGTAGGATCGATTGCCAGCCATGAGTGCCCATGTTGAGAGCGCGGGCCATTGCGTGTTGTGATAGGCCGAGGGCGTGGCGTCCGGCTTTGAATTGGGCGGGGGTCATGCTCGACGCACCCGCATGTCAGCAAATGGGCCGACGACGTTCAAGACTGCAAATGTACGAGCCTTACCAGCTTCGTCACGGGTTGCGAATCGACGACCATCATAGTCAACCATTTCACCGTTCTTGCGTACTTCCAGCATGTACATCTCAAAATCCTTTCGGCTGGGTCAATCCCAATAACGCCACACTAGCGCAATGCGATAAGGCGTCAATAGCTATTTTCGCGGGGGGAGTTGGGGCCACCCTCACAAGTGGCCCCATGCACGTTACGGGACATTCGCAGGGTTTCCTGATCACCGTTACCGGCCCCGCTTAAAACCGTAGCTGCCCCGTCCTGTCGATCCTTGTGCGTAGGTTCGTTGGAATATCCGGCTCCGGTGTGAGGGGAGATTGGCGGGGTTTGGGGGGAGTGTCAAGCATCACTTAGCCGGCTGCCAGTCTGTTATATCACCTCCGCTTTCACCTTCTGGCTAAGGCTTCCAGCGGTATGTCTTGGGATCGATGCGGCGCACTACAAACCCATTTCTCAGCTTGCAGTCTACAAAGTCATGCGGGGGTGTGGTGCCAGTGTTTTTAGGCATCGTCACAATCATCAGGCGGTGCAAGGCGCGGGGCGTTCTGGATAGCCAAAACCCTTTCGTTGGGTTTGTGTGTTATCAGTGGCGACGGGTGCCCATTGTAAACCGACAAGAACGGATGTCCCCAATCATATCGATCCTTCGGGCGCATCAGGTCCAAACATTCGCGGATCGTTGGAAAGAACGTGCAATTCTCTTTCAAAAGCCGTGTCAGCACATCAAACCCATCTGCCGACAAATACCCAAGGCTATCGTAATATTCGGCAATCAGCCATTTTTCAGCCTGCATGTCGCCAGCATCTTTGCGCTTGAACAGAACTTCCCATCGGCGGAATGTTTCAAGAAATGCCCGCTTGTGCTCGATCGATCCAGTCAAGCCCTTCGTCGATTGCTCTTGCGAGGCTGCTACGCCCGTCAACGCTTTTTCCGTTAGCTTTCCGATTGCCGTTGCCATTTGCTTTCCTTCCAAACTTGTCTGAATTTAAAACCCAAGTGGACCATGCACCCTGCCAATCTTTAAACTTAGTTCCTCTCGCTCGATGGTGGGCGGTGAAATGCTCGATGTGACTTTGCATTTCATCATCAGACCAGCTCGCAACAATCGCACAGCATTGGCTTTTGCTGCCAAATTCTAAGGGCTTCCAATCATCTGGAATTGATGACGGATTTTGTTTTTTGGAACCTTTAGGTTCTTTTTCTTCTGTATCTGTATCTGTATCTGTATCTGGGGGCGTTTCAGAAACGTTTCTTTTTTCGCGGTGACGCTTAACTCTTTCCGTTGAAACGTCTGATTTATATTGGAATTTTGACCAGTTGTGAGGTTCGTAACCAACCTCTAAGGCATCGATAAGCCCTATGCTTATCAGTCGTTTAACACCCGTTGATAGGTGGTCTAAACGCCTCTTTAACACGTGCTTAAGGTCCGATAAGCAAGGTATTAACCCGTCGTTTTCAGCAGCAACGGAAAGCAACTCCACCCATAGGCGAAACTCTTTATCCGAAAGCCTGCCAACCTTTGGATTGCGCATCGCATCAGCGTGAAAACGAAACCAGCGGCTCATGCGCGTAGCTTCCTGCGAAACTCTTCCATATCCTTTTCGTGCTGTGCAAGGATGAGTGCCTTTGCCTCATGCGCTAACATCCGCTTGGTGTCTTTCAACCGGCGGTATTCATCGCGGTATTCAGGTGGGCACCATGATAGCTTCGTATCCGCAGCGCGCTTGCCTGCCAGCATATAGCTTTCAGGCGTGGTTGCAGCCAATGCCTTACGCCATGCACCTGATCGCTTTGCCGCTTCTGTGAGCTTCTGACGATGCTCAGGCCGTGCGACGTTAGCGCGGGCCAGTGCAATGACGCGCTGCATGTATTCAGGGTCTGATTGCATTTTTCGGCGCAAACCAGCGGTCATATTGGCGCGGGCTTCGGGTGAAATATGCGCCTTGCAATGGCCGTACTTGTTGCCCTTCCAAAGAGGCTTACCGCAAGTCTTGCAATTGACGCACTTATCCTGTATTTCATCAGACATTCAATCGGCTCCTTTTTCGGCTCCTTCCATAAGAGCCGGTTGATAGGGCGGAGATTGAGCGCCGTTGCCATGTCGCTCTCTCCGTCCGCCCACACCCTTACATCAATCACCGTTTGGATGCAACGCCGCCTCGACGTTAGCCCAATACCTTGCCCGCCTCTCAGGGGTAAACTGGGCAAGCATGTTTTGCCTGTATGTGGGATCAGGCCGGAGGGATCGCTGTAATGCTCGGCGGGCTAATCGGCGCTTGATGCAGCGGATCATGGCTGGCCTACTTCTGGTAAGACAACTTGCGTCGTCACGATAATTTTGGTTCCAGCCGGAAAGTCGTCGGCGAAAGCCTTAAAGCCGGGGCCTGACACAAAACCGAAGTTGCCAAAAAACCTGCCATATGACTTCTGTTCATTGATCAGTTCATACGTTGTGGCCAGATTGGTGGCAGACAACACTTCATCAGGCCTCGCGTGCCGAGTGCAACGCCACCGGCCATCGCTGTAGTTCTTGACCTCGTAGCTGCTCACCAAATCGCGGCGGGTAGGATAGCGATAGTTGAATCGCTCCATGCAGCCTTGGTGGCCACATGCGCCGGTAAAGGTCCATTCCCTACGGCTCATACATCACCTCTAACAAAAGATAAAACATTGCGGACCTTAGGCCACCAATCGCGACAACGCGTGTTGTGATTACGTAAGCCCTCAGCCTCGATGCATTCCAGCACTTCGACAAGCCTATTTATTTTCCGCTGCATCACTATTTCGCTTTCGTGGGATATTTGCAGAACCGCCAGCGTCTCGCGATCTTTATCAGTCATATCCATCCCCATTCCTTGAGAGTGTCGGTAACATCCAGAACAGACCGGCAAACCGCATAGCGATGCCCGAACTCGGTAAGCCATCGCTGGCATTCCTTTTGGCTGGCTTGCTGATAACTGCCTTCGCACTTGACCTCGATAAATCCAACGCGCCCACCTTTGGCGAACAGGATTAAATCCGGAAAGCCAGGAGTAAGCCCGTCGCGCTTCAAGCTGGCCATTTGCCGCGCACGTTGTTCCGCACCACCTGCCAAGACAGACCCGTTCGGCACCGCCACGGATCGAAAGCCTAGCTTGCCGATGTAGTCGCGTAGCTGGCGCTGCAAGATAGTCTCTTTTCTCAAAACATCCTCCCATGATTGGGATGAAATGAATAAGTTTTTTCAGCCTCTTTTCTGGCTTTTACTGCTTCATTAAAGTCTGAAAAATAGCCAATATGCCTTCTTTTCCCATCGAAATTTATAACAACTCGCCATTTCTGCCTGTCTGGATACCAGCCTAAACCCATATTCCCAGACGTATTTGTTTTTGGCATTTTCCGGTTTCGTGTATTTTCTTTTCTACACACAACACGAAGGTTTCTTAAACGATTATCGGCGCGGTCACCGTTTATATGATCTATGTCCGCACTCGGCCATTCTCCATAAATGATAGCCCATATAACTCTATGGGCTCTACATGTAACACCTCGGATTGGCCCACACATGTAACCGCCGCATTGACTAGTAAAAGCCTCTTTACCGGCATAACGCTTATTCCATCGCCTAGCATCTGGCTCCAATTCATTACGTTCGCGCCAGTATAGTTTTCCTGTAGATGGCTCATAGCGGAGCAATCCCCGCATATCGATTGGATCCGGTCTCATCGCGAAAGATACTGCTCTAGCAAGCGCAGTGTTGTCTCCCGCGGTTCGGGGCCGTCACCCTTCAAAAAGCGCAGAACCGTAATGTAGTGCAATCCGGTAGCGTCAGCCACTTTGCGCGGAATCCGGTCTGCTAGGCGTTCACGAATTTCTTGAGCGTCCATGTTATTCTCCGTTGACATAAGCGAGTGATAATGCAATTTAGACGGCATGGCAACGGGAGTATTTTAAATGGCCGAAACAGTAAAACCGACAGGGCTTGCGCTACTTCGCGCGCCTTTTCCTGCAAACCAAATCAGCAAGCTACCCAAAGAAAGTCGTGCGCAAGCGGATGAACGCAAAGCCCGCAAGCAAGGTTGTATGGTTTGGAAGTGCCCAGAATGCGGCGGCGCTCACCATAAGGATGCAACGCATCTGGATTACGTAGGCCATGCCGCGCTTACGGATCGATTGCTTGATTGCGACCCCCATTGGTATTGGGAGCCATATGTAGCAGATGGCCTTCCTAACGCTGGAAACGGCATGTGGATCAAGCTGCATGTATGCGGTCAATCGCAGATTGGTTACGGCCATGCGGACGGCAAGACGGGCGGGGACGCCATTAAGGAAATCATCGGGGACGCTTTGCGCAATGCTGCAATGCGGTTTGGCGCGGCGCTCGATCTTTGGCACAAAGGTGATTTACATCTTGATGAAGTCGAGGATACCGCACCCCCTGCCATGCAAGAAGCCAAGCCCGCCGTTGTCAGCGATGCGCAATGGGCCATTATCGCGGACCTAATCAGCCAGACCAATACGGACGCCAAGGCGTTTTGTGCGCACTACAAAATCGCCAGCGTCAAGGAACTGCCAGCCGATAGGTTTGATGCAGCTCGCAAGCAATTGAACGGCAAGCTGGCCAAGATTGCGGCGGAACTTGAAGCGGCCAAAAACGGCGATGGTGCTATTCAGTATTAAGGAATAAGCCATGATCTACAAATCCAGTAGTGGCGACAAAGAGATTGCCACAATGCCACTGTCCTACGCCCTGAACGCCTTGCGCAAGCTGGAACGTACTGAACCGGAGCGCGTTGACGAGATTGC